TTGCTTGTGAGTTCTTAGGAATCATAAATGATGAGGATTACGAGAATTTTAAGGAAAGGTGTTATGCCCAACTTGAAATTGATTATATAAACAGTATCGAAAATTTAACGATACATTAATAGGAGTATTATATGGACGTACTTGGTGGTATGAGCAATACCGAAGATAAACCTGAAATCTATTTGAACTTTAAGCATAAAGATCAAGGGTTTCTAGCTAATGGCAAAACACCATTAAATTTTGAATTTTTACAATTAGACCCCGATACCTTTAAATCAGGTTGGGGACGATATGCTAATAAATATGAATATAAGTGGGATGCCAAGTTTGGTGCTGCGGAAGAAAGACCTGACGAAAGTTGGAGAAGGGCTTTTTCAGCATGGGTAATGCCACATGGCGGCAATGCTATGTTGTGGCAAAGTTTTGCTTTTTCTGAATCAACTGCTTTTAATAAAGCATTAAGTGGATTTTGGAATCAAAGAGAAGCTAACGCAGGTCTTTTGCCTGTAATTAAATATGCAGGGTGCAAGCCAATTCAGGTGGGTGCTGGCACAACCTCAGAACTTAATTTTAGTTTTGCAAAATGGGCGGAGAGGTTTGATGGTCTTGCAATACCTGAATGGTATATAGACCCTGATGCACCTGCTGATGATGACGATGGCTTTGTTTCTCCTAACGAGGGACTAGCAGATAAAGTAGCAGAAATGGTAGCTAAGACTGAACTTAGCGATGATGATATACCATTCTGATGCAGTCAGTTGATTGGCAGAGAATAGCACCTGAAGTTGCAAAGCAATTACTAGGTGAACCAAGCAGTATCTCATCGAAAGAACTTCGGTGGGGTACTCATGGCTCTTTTTCTTTAAACCTAGAGTCTGCAACTTGGTATGATCATGAGAATGCTGTTGGTGGCGGTATTACAGATTTAATTAAATATCACAATCAAGATGTGGCCACCATTTTAAAAAGTTTCGGTTACGACCAAGCATTGCTTTCTGACTCCTTACTCAGCGTTAGTGGACTCCCCCAAAATAACACTAACAAGGGCAATGCTAGGTCTTTTGATAGAGAGCAACTTGAAGGTTTGTCCAAACAGGCGGTTGTTCATTTGCAGTACAACGATAGCTTTATGGTTATGAGATTCCCTGAAGGGCATCACATAAAGCAGAAGTACGCACCATTTAGCAAGAACTCAGATGACACATGGTCAATGGTAAGGCCTGAAGGTGATATGCCAATTTATTACACAGATGAAGCAATAAAAAAGCCAATTATAATAAATGAGGGTGAGAAGGCTTTATTGGCATGTAAAAAACTCTATGATGGTGATTCTTGCACATGGCATGGTGGTGTTAACAGCTGGAAAAAGGCTAATTGGACTCCAGTCTTAAAAAGGGATATATGGATTTGGCCTGATAATGATAAGGCTGGTAAAAAATGTGCAAATGAGATGGCAGAATATTTAAGGGCTAAAGGGTGCAAATCGGTAAAAATCATAAACCCACCTAAAGACTTTAAGGATAAAGATGATTTGCATGATGCTTTAGATTCAGGTTACTTTACTACATCAAGAGAGTTAGAGTCTTTTGTTAACAATCAAAAAGAGAAGTTACCGAAAGGTGCTTTGAGGTTTGAGAAAGCAGATAAAGTTTTGTCACAGGTTGTAAACCACGATTGGCTCATTACTGATGTATTTGAAAGAGAAAGGCTTATAACTGTTTTTGGTGCTCCTAAATCGGGCAAATCGTTTATTGCCATTGCTATGGCTTGCTCTGTTGCCATAGGAGAAGAATTCTATGGACATGGGACTAAAAAAGCACCTGTGCTCTATCTGTGCGGAGAGGGTGTCTCAGGAGTTCGTAGAAGGCTTGCCAGTTACGAGCAATATGAATTTACTGGTAGTTTAAAGGGTGCACCATTGTTTTTATCTAACAGGGGTTCAAGAATTAATGAGCCTGATGAGTTTGAGAAGTTGGAGAATGAGATAAACCTTATTAAAGAAGAAGTTGGGGATATAGGCTTAATTATTTTTGATACATTCCAACGAAACTTCTCAGGAGATGAGAACTCCGCCCAAGAGGTTAATAAATTTGTTAAAGCAGCAGATCAGTTAATACATGACTTTGGTTGCTCTGTGCTTTTAGTTCACCACACAGGAAGAGGTAATAAGGGTAGAGCTAGGGGTAGCTCTGTGCTTGATGCTAGTATTGATGGTGAGTTCTTGGTTGAGAGAAAGGGTACAAAGCCTGATAATGCAAATTTAATGCTAGTAAAGATGTCGCAAACCAAAAACAAAGATGGCATGGAAATACCACCTAAAAACTTTGAATTCCATGAGGAGCATTTAACTGGAGAAGGTCTTGATGTCACTTCAGGGTTGTTGGTTCTTACTGATGAAAAATTGGAAGATAAATTTGACAAAGATGCTGTTCATAATGCAGAAGATATTAAGATTGCAAATTTAATGTATGCAATGGGTAAAGATAAAGAGGATGGTGATAAATGGTTTACTGCCGCAGATTTTAAACACCATGCGGTATATAACACTAGCGGAAAAGATATTACTAGGCATGCTATAAATAACAGCTTTAAAAGGTTGGAAGAAAATGGAATAGTCATACATGCAAAAAGGGATAAAAAAACAGATAAGAGCCTTGGCTATAGACTGGTTGAGGATAGGTATTATGCTGATGACGAGATTATAAATCCATGAAGTGTGTAAGTGTGTGTGTGACTGTGTGTGTGTGTAATGATACATAATGTGAGTGTGTGTGTGTGTAGTAGTCCGTAGGACTACACACTCCACACTTATATGTATAGACAAATTGGATAAATTATGAAAACTTATATAGATGAATCTTTAGAAGGCAAATTGAAAGAATTGCGAGAATATGAAAAAGAGACTTATGAAAAGTGGGGTTCTAGGAAGAGAATCTTTAAAATGGTTGGCGTACAGTTTGAGATTAAATTCTGTAAAGCTGAGATTCTTTTAAAGAACACCCTATATGGCTCTCATCCCAAAAAGAAAATACAAATGGTTGATATGATGCATAGGGCATTTGTTGCTTTAAATATAAAATGCGAAGAGAGTGGCTACATAATGATTCAGCCTAGCAGTAAGTGTTTTAACTTTGATAAGAAGACTGCTTTAGTCTGTGATACAGATGATGAGAAGCCAATACTTGTAAAAATACACAAAGATGAACCCGATATGATGATATTTAGCATAGAAGAATTATTAAGATGCATACCAAAAGATTTTATGGAAGCAAAGCAAATTCTATCTAGGCTAGATAAATCAGTAAACTTTAAGAGGATAGATCATGACTAAATGGCATGGAGGTAAGGGTAGTAGAAGAAAAAAAGAAGATAAAAAGAAGATAGATGAAAATTGGGATAAGATATTTAAAAATGCAAAAGCAAATAAACGACCTAAGAAAAGGAAAACAGACTGAAGGCAAATTGATCTATTTGCTTGAAACCATAGGAAGAAAAGTGGTGAAAGCGAATTTATCACAAGACATGCATCAACATATTGATATGTTTGTTAATGATGTGCCTATAGACGTTAAAGGCAACAGATACACAAATTGTATATGGTTGGAACTTATAAATGTAAATGGTAAGGATGGATGGCTGAAAGGCAAATCCAAATACATTGTAATGGATGTGATAGACATGAGTTCTTTTCTTTTCTTTGAAACTAAAGACTTGCTAGATTACTGTAACAACATAAGGCAAATTGCAAATAGCAAAAATGATTACAATATGGTTTATACAAGATATGGAAGAAAAGATCAGATAATCAAAGTTCATTACAATGATATTAAACATTTACAAAAAGGCAAATTAACTTATGCCTATTAAACTTAAAAAAGGTCAAGTTATAAGAGACAGGGTTACAGTTAAATTATTAGATAGATTTTTAGAATGGTCGTTTCAACGACAGGCAAATAAATTATATAAAAGGAGAAAAAAAATGAGTATAGATAAAGTAACACCACAAGAATGGGATAGATTAGGGCAAATCAAAAAAGCAAATCACGACCCTGTAAATAGGCCGAGCCATTACAATCAAGGCAAATTTGAATGTATTGAATACATAAAGCAACAGTTAGGCAAAGAGTTTCCGAGCTACCTAGAGGGTTCAGCCATTAAATACATTCATAGGCACAAAGACAAAAATGCCAATATCCAAGACTTAAATAAGGCAAAATGGTATATTGATAAGTTGATAGAACATTATGAGAATCTTTAATGGCCGACAAAAAGCAAATCGATATCACTAAACTCAAAAGGCAAATTGACAAAGGCAAATCGCTAAACGAGGTTTCCTTATCTTTAGGTAAAAGCAAATCGACAATTCTAAAATTGGCAAATGAAAATGGCTTAAAGTTTGATAACAAGAGCCATTGGGCAAATTTATAAAAGGCAAAAATGGATATAAGAATAAAAACCAATCTCAAAAAATTACAAAAAGAAATGAAAGTTATTGAGAAAAAAGTTTTTCTTAAAAGTATGTCCGAAGGAATTAATAAAACTGCTCAATTGGCGGCAAAGGCAAATAACGATAAGTTAAAACAAAAACTGAACAAACCAATGAAAACAAGCATAAACGCTGTTGCCGTTAATAAGTATGCTAAACCAAATAAATATGATTTATCAGCCCAAGTGATTGTTAAAGATTATGCCGCTAAGTTCCTTTATTATATTTATACTGGAGAGGATGAATACGCTAGAAGAGAGGGCTACCCATCACCAACAAGAGACGGACTGCCACTTGCTGGCACTACGGGTAATATACAAAAACTTAAAGGTGGCACTAGTAAGAGTGGAAATGGCACAGGCTTATTGGCAAGAATAGATAAAACTCATAGAAATGATAGGGCAAATACTCGTTTTATGGGTAAGCCTAAAGGCAAGGGCTCGGGCACTTATGGTATATGGCAAAGAACAGGTAGGAAGGGTAGAGAAGGTCTTAAATTGCTTGTAGCATTCACTCCATTTGTTAAACATAAAAAACTTATTGACTTCTTTAAGTTGTCTGAAAAGGTGGTTAAAAATAATCTCTATAAAGAGATCAACAAACAAGCCATTAAAAGAGTTAAGAGGGCAATGAGATAAAGGCAAATTTACCATTAAGGCAAATTCACCTTTACTGCAAATTTACTCTATTACTAAACTCATCAAACAATCTTCTTTAAGTGTAAATAATCTCAGCCAATTATCACAATCTGTTTCTCTATATTTTCCGCATTCTGTAGGATATACAGGATATATAGCACAAACTGTATTAGTTCTTGGTTTGTCCATATAATCATCAAAGCAATCAATATCAAAAAACTTTCCATTTATCTCAATTTCAGTCCATGTTTGCTCACCCTCTATATAACCATCGTTTTTATTAAAATCTCTAAATATTTCAATAGCCATGTCTTTGGCTGTTTCAAGTTCTTGTTTAGTTATCCAATCATTCATAAAATTCACCTGTTAATCTTGTTCTGATATGGTTTTTAGTCCATTTAAAGTCTTCTAGACAATAACCCTCTTCACATTCTCCAAAAGTGTCATATAGGTTATATTGGATAACTTCATTTGGGTTGTCATTAAAAAGTATAAATAGATATTTGCCGACTTTTTTGCATTTGATAATTTCTGATACATCCATCATTTGCCCTCTATTGCCTAGCCATTGTATTGCTTCGTTTTTACTCATTGTCTTGCTCCTTATCTTTAATTATTAGATATGCTCCATGTAGGCAAAAAGCCATGAATGAAAGCACGATTAAAATTTGTATACAGTTAATCATCTTGATAGCACCAGTTCATTAGTAAAAGGTTCGCCATTGATATATGCTTTTAGCATTTCACTATCTTCTGAAAGATAGATTGTTTTTTTGGTATCATCATTGCCACAATGCGGACATGTAGCAATAAACTTTTCATTTTGTCCATAATGGTTTTCACACATTAGGCATTCTATTATTTGTTTAAACATTCTCTTCCCTCCTGTAATTGCCACTCTCCACAATAGCCACATGAATAATCAAAACCATGTTTAAAATCTTTGTGTGGTAATTCCTGATGTGTCATTTCTCCAGATTGGTCACATTTATTACATGCAAAGTTAGTTCCATCATCTAATGGGTTGCCAACTCTTAAAACGTCTTTAATTGTATATGTGTTCATTCTTGCACCCCCTTTTCATTTAAGTTAGTTAATATATATTCACCAGTTGTAATTTTCTTTCTAGTTTCGGCTATTCCCTCTCCTAAAAAATCATTTCTGTATTTGCCAGTTGTAACTGAATAGTCCCAAAAATAATCATCAAGATAAATTTTCCCTTTAGATTTTTTAGCAATAATGCTGTTATAACTTTGGAAATATTCCTCTCCATTATTATTAATAATGAATTGATTAGGAACTTTATTCCCATTAACGCTTGTCATATTTTCTACTTTCATGTTATTTAACTCCTTACTTTTATTTAACATACACACATAATATACTAAAATATATTAGTATGCAATACCTAAATGCAAATTCTTTTTTAAGGCAAATTTAGTATTAAGGCAAATACTGTTTTGATGCAAATTTATAATCAAGGCAAATTTAGTTTCAAGGCAAATTTAGTTTCAAGGCAAATTTAGTTTTGATCAAAAAACGATGCTGTATAAAAAAACAGTTGTGGATAAATTGTTAATAAATTGTGGATAACTTTGTGGATAACTTTTTATAAAAAAACATCAAACAACACCACCACAACAAACAAAAACACCATCAAAAGCATTGTAAGGCTTTGTATTGATCTATTATTATATATAAGTAGTAATGCATTAAATGATTGTTACAAGGGCTTAGAATGGCTTAGAATGGTTTATATAATATGATCTATTTATTAAAGGCATAAAAAAAGGCGGTAAGAATACCGCCTTGATTGGTTAGATAATTAATTAATTGCTACTACTCCAGTAGCCATTGGCAAAGCAGCGGGTACTTATATCAACTATAAAAATATCTTGCAGCTCATCATCCTCGAATTTACTGCTCAAGAAATCAAAAGCCGAATCTATACATTTAAAAGTTTTATCGCTAAACATTCTATTATAAGCCCAGTCAATTATTTTATATTCTTTTACTTGTTCCATTATTTATTACCCCTTTTTTTTAATTCTTGTTTGGCTAGTTTTAGCCTTTGATTTTCTTTTTCAGTATTCAAAAGGCTCATACTAGATAAAGCCTTTACTATGTTTTTTAACGCCCATGTTGGCTGTTGATTAATATATAAAAATTCGCTCATTATTTACCCCTAATTATTTGCGGCTTATGGCCTTGTTGCTCTAGTCTCTTAAATTTACTTTTAATATCTTTTAATGACTTGCTAACCATTACTAGCCAGTTATCGCCTGTTATTATTTTATATTTCATTATTTACCTCTTAATTAATTCTGTATAAAAACAAATTATTATTTAAGTCATACTCATAACCATCATAAGATGACATAAAATGCCCTCTACCATCACAGCCGATAGCATCACTTATAAAAGAATCAATATCATTAATTGAATTTAATAAAGCATCGTTGGCACTTTCGCATTTATCCTGTAAATGTTTTATTATTTCTTCATCTATTCCTGTATGACTTGCAAGGAAAGAGGGTACAAAAGCCCATACTGAATCTTTAATATATTCTTTAGCTCTTTGGTCAGCTTCTTCATCAGTCAATATTAAATACTCTTGATCACCTATATTAAAAGTTGACTCATCATAACCCTGTTCTATGTCTTCAATGTCACAGTCTAAATGCTCAGCTAATCTTACTTTTAAATATATCTCGTTCTTTTGGTTTTTCTTTATCATGTTTATATTCTCCTTATAATGTTAAACATATACATATTATACATAAGTATTTTTATATATCAAGTATTAATTAAATAAATATTTAATTCTTTTCTTATACCTTTATAAGTTACATGAATAGTACACATTCATTAATTTATCTTTATTTTCTTTAATCTTTAACAATATTTTTCTTATGCACTAGCGAATATTAAATATATTTTTCTTTTTCTAATTTGTTTTTAATAACCTTAATCTATTGCATACCCTCTAAAACCTTATATCTAAAGGCTTTGCGGATGGTTGCATGGTATTATTTTGCTGTATATTTATACAGTTGTTGATAAGTTGTGCATGAACTGTGGACAACTAGGTTCTTTCAGCCGTACTCATACGCAGGTTGCAGCACCCCATTCTTTTTGTAGAGACAGCCCTATACCA